CAAACAAGCACAACGCCGTTTCGGCATTACCAATGTTACAGCACGCATTGACGAACTCCGTCAAGAAGGTCATGTAATCTACACCAACAAGAAAATTGTTGATGGTAAGAAAGTTGCTTTCTATCGTATGGGTAAGCCAACCAAAGCATTGGTTAAAGCTGCACTCAAGTCTGGCTATTCTCTAGCCGCTTAAGTTGTGAGTAGAGGGACTCAGGTCCCTCTTTTTTATTAATATTTCGGAGCACAAATGGAAATTAAAATTACAAAAGAAGATTTACAAAAGAAAAGCCTGTTTGTTGCTACACCAATGTATGGCGGCATGAATCATGGTCTTTACATGAAAGCTTGCTTAGACTTACAAGGTATGTGTATGCAATACGGCGTTCAAATCAAATTCTCATTTCTATTTAATGAGTCCCTAATTACACGAGCAAGAAATTATCTTGTTGACGAATTTATCCATCGCTCCGATTGTACACATATGTTGTTTATTGATTCGGACATTCATTTTAATCCACAAGATGTTATTGCTATGTTAGCTTTGGATAAAGATGTAATTGGTGGTCCTTATCCTAAGAAAGCCATTAAATGGCGTTCAGTCAAGAGAGCAGTTGAAAAGAAACCAGATATTGAAGAAGGCGACTTAGCTAAAATTACTGGTGATTTTGTTTTTAATCCGGTTAAAGGCACCGCACAATTCTCTGTAACAGAACCATTAGATGTATTAGAAATTGGTACTGGCTTTATGATGATTAAGCGTGAAGTATATGCTAAGATGGAAAAACAATATCCTATGATTCGTTATCTTCCTGACCATGTTGGACAAGCACACTTTGATGGTACTCGTTACATTCATGCTTTCTTTGATACAGTTATTGATACAAAAGATTCAATTACAGGTGGTGGTTCTGACCGTTATCTATCAGAAGATTATATGTTCTGTCAAATGTGGCGTAAAATGGGTGGTCAAATCTTCTTGTGTCCTTGGATGAAAACATCTCATATTGGTACATATCATTTCCAAGGAGATATGCCTGCCGTTGCTAATTTTGTAGGCGAGATGTAATGTCCCCGGAAGAATTAAAGATTAAAAGATGGTTGGACAAGAATTTTGATACTGATGCCGTTAAAGCATCACAAACGGCCACCACAGGTGGTCGTAAGTTTGATGGGGGTAAATTGCAATATGGTTTAATTCCACCAAACGCATTAAAGGCAACAGTTGAGATTCTTACCTTTGGTGCAGAGAAGTATGAACCAGATAATTGGAAATGGGTACCCGATTCTAAGCGTAGATATTTTGATGCTGCTCAACGGCATCTATGGGCTTGGAAATCTGGTGAACAATTAGACCAAGAAACTGGTAAGAATCACTTAGCACACGCTCTGTGCTGCTTGATGTTTTTATATGAGCATGATACAATTGATTTTTTAAATAATGGAGAAGCAGATGAAGTTATCAAGTGAAACACTAGTAGTGTTAAAGAATTTTGCAACAATTAATGAAGGTATTCAATTCAAAAAAGGCACTAAGTTGGCAACTGTTTCTGCCAGCAAAACTGTTTTGGCTGAAGCTAATTTGAAGGATCCTTTTCCTGATGAGTTTTGTGTTGATGACCTAAATCAATTTCTTTCCATCTATAATTCATACGATAAACCAGAATTGGTTTTTGACGAACACAATATCAATTTCAAAAGTGGTCGCAGCGGAACTAAATTTCGTAAAACAGCAAAGAGTATGATTGTTACTCCGCCAGAAAAAACTTTGACAATGCCTAGTTCGGATGTTACTTTTACTTTGACGGCTGAAGATTATGCCAACATTATGAAGCACGCATCTCTAATTTCTGCTCCTAACATTGCCATTCAATCTGATGGTGAAACAATGGAAATTATTGCGTTTGATGCTTCAAATGATTCAGCTCACATCAGCACAACACAATTAGGTGATGGTGACGGCAAAAAATATAAGATTGTTTTCAAAACTGAAAACATTAAGTTGATCCCCGGATCATATGAAGTAACAATTTCATTTAAAGGAATTGGTCATTTTAAAAACACCAAAGATGATATTCAATATTGGATCGCATTTGAGGCTAAAGAAACTAAAATTGGAGAATAATATGTTATTAACTTTTACAGACGCAAATACTGGTAACGCAGTTGCAATTAATCCAACACAAGTTGTTTGTGTATTTACCGGCAAAAATGACGATGGTGTAGAACAGACAGTTATCAATTTGTTGAATGGTAATATTGTGGTAGGTGAAGATTATTTAACTGTTGTAGGACAACTACAAGGGCAATTGAAATAATGACTACAATCCAAACTTTATTTGGAACATTTAATGAAAAACAACTTAAAGAATTGAAAGGTGCTATTACTGAAATTAATGAGTACCAAAACAGCATTAAAGTTAAACAGAATCAAATCAAAGAAATTGTTGATGTCACTTTTGACAATTTGAAAGTTCCTAAAAAATTAATTAAACGTATGGCTAAGGTTTATATGAATCAAAGTCTACAAGAAGAAGTGGCGGAGTTTAAAGAATTTGAAGCATTATTTGAAGGTATTACAGAAGTAAAATAAGTAGTTTAATATATTATGGGAGTTTGTGATGGAACATTTATTATGGGTCGAGAAATATCGACCACAAAAAGTGGAAGATTGTATCCTACCGGACGCAATCAAATCCACATTTATGGATTATGTCGCTAGAAAAGAAATACCGAACTTATTATTATCAGGTAGTGCCGGTGTTGGTAAGACTACAATCGCAAAAGCTCTCTGTGAAGAAGTTGGTTGCGACTACATTGTTATCAACGGTTCTGATGAGTCTGGTATTGATGTTCTTCGGACTAAAATTAAAAACTACGCTTCATCGGTTTCTCTCGCAGGCGGCCGAAAAGTAATCATCATTGATGAAGCAGACTATCTAAATCCCAATTCAACTCAACCAGCGTTGCGTGGTGCAATTGAGGAGTTCTCCTCAAACTGTTCATTCATCTTCACCTGTAACTTTAAAAATCGTATTATTGATCCGATTCATTCTCGGTGTTCAGTTATTGATTTTAAAATTAATGGTTCTAAGCCAAAAATGGCAGCTGCGTTTTTTAAACGTGTTGAATGGATACTTGAACAAGAAAAAGTTAAATATGATAAAGAAGTCGTGGCAGCAGTCATTACAAAACACTTTCCGGACAATCGTAGAGTTCTCAATGAACTTCAGCGATATGCTATTTCAGGTATCATTGATAAAGGTATTCTCTCTAATATTGCTGATATACAACTTGATGCTCTTATTAAATCCCTCCGTGAGAAAGACTTTGCTTCTACACGTAAATGGGTAACATCTAATTTAGATAATGATCCTGTAAAAGTCTATCGTAAACTCTATGATGGATTGTATGAGATGTTGAAACCACAATCAGTACCACAATTGGTTCTCATTCTTGCTAAGTATCAATATCAGGCTGCCTTTGTTGCGGACCATGAAATTAATATGGTTGCCTGTTTGACAGAAGTAATGGTAGATTGTGAATTCAAATGAAATTGGATAAAAACGATATCCAAGAAGTAACTGAGTATTGTGTTGGTAAATCTGAAATTGAACCTAAGATATTAAAGTGGGTTCAGATTTTGTTGAACGATTTAAACTCATCAAATCTCCGTGAAGCCGTCACTTGCAATATTTGTAATTACGATTGGATTGATACAAAAAAAGGATACGATGCCTTTGATAAGGAAACAAATTCAAACATAGAAATCAAACCTAAACTATTCACCGGTAAAAGAACGGATGGTTCTGGTAATTTTAGTGATTTAACTATGGCCAGAATACAGAATTATGAAAACAATCTATTTAACATTGTTTGCAGTTTATTTTGTAATAATAGATTGATGTATGTTATGGAATTTCCTTACAATGTTATTTCAAAAATTTGTAGAGATAAAGTATATGAAAGTTGCGTAGTCAAAGGCAACAAATATGCGAGATGTATTAGTTTTAACTATAAACATTATTTGCATAGTGATAAGTTAAAAATACATTATATTGATATGGAATTAATTGAAAAGTTTGAATGTGTGAATAAGAAATTCTTGGAACAGTTGAAGATGGTGGTTAAAAATGCCTGATTTATTCAAAGAAATTCTACCATCCATTCTTCAGACTAAAAAATCTGTCTTCCGTGACGAGATTGATTATAAGGAATATAAGCCATTTATTGTCAACCGAGCCTTGTCCTATCACATGGATTGCGTTCTTTATGTCAATGAAATGAACATCAACTCAAGTATTGATGTGGATATGCAATATTCGTATCTTCTAAATACCATAAGACCAATGAAACGGAAATTCCAACCGTGGCAGAAATCATCGGTCGATAAAGATATAGAATGTGTTAAAAAGTATTTTGGTTATTCCAATGAAAAAGCCAAAGAAGCTTTGCGTATTCTAAATGATGAACAAATCGCTGACATAAGAGCAAAAACAACAAAAGGCGGAGTGACCAAGTAATGATTTCAATTATTGATTTAGTTGAAGTTACGTTGAACGAAAAAGATGATTTTCTAAAAGTTAGAGAGACACTAACTCGTATCGGTGTAGCTTCCAAAAAAGACAGAATATTATACCAATCTTGCCATATTTTACACAAGCAAGGTAGATATTACATTGTACATTTCAAAGAATTATTTGCTTTGGATGGTAAACCAACCGATATTTCCGAAAACGATTTATCTCGTAGAAATGCTATTGCTAAACTGCTAAGTGATTGGGGTTTAGTAAAGCTTGTAAATGTTAAACAGATTGAAACTCCACCACCTATCTTCTTGTCGCAGATTAAGATTCTGTCTCATAAAGAAAAGGATGAATGGGAACTGACGCCAAAATACAACATAGGAAAACGGCCAAACAGTTCAGGATACTAAGGTTCCTTGTTTCATGATAAAATATATTGACACCTATTATAAATACTGATATACTGACTTCACCTTAGGACCGCTAAGTACGAAGTGTTTTAAAGCGGATGTGACACTACGACATCACTGGATCTCGTAACCAGTACAACCGATACGCCTTAGGGGTATCAATTTTATATTAATATTAACTCGCTTATCAATAAGGAGAAACACATGACAAGCACAACTCTATCTTTATTCCCACAATGGGATAAAATCCACAAGTCTTTTGATCCTTTCACAGTTGGTTTTGATGATGTATTAGACCAAATCCGTGAAGTATCTGAAACCGTTGCCAAAACAGCCACAAGCTACCCTCCATATAATATCAAACAAGTCAAAGAAAACAAGTATGTCATTGAAATGGCAGTTGCTGGTTTTGCTAAGACGGATATTGAAGTTACCTTAGAAGGTAACAAGTTAGTTATTCGTGGTGCCGCTGTTGAGAGTGATGAAGATCCATCCAGTTTTATCTACAAAGGTATTGCTAACCGCAACTTCAATCGTACTTTTACTCTTGCCGATAAGGTAGAGATTAAAGATGCCGAAATTGCAAATGGCATGCTCAAAGTTTGGTTGGAAAACATGGTCAAAGCACAGGATATGGTAAAGAAAATTACCGTAAAATCAAAAGATGAATAACTGGTGGCCTGTCTCCGATGAGGAGTGGGAAGAACTAAACTACCCAAACGGTAAATAATATAAGGGGCCTTGACTGGCCCCTTTCTTTATGTTATAATGGATATATTATGAAAAATGTGAAAAAAACTCGACCTGGTTATATTGCCACTACGACTGGCGGTAAAGCTGTTCTCAAAAAAGTTCGTTCTAAAACAAACTCCGACATTTACTATACCTATTCAAATTGGGCAACCAATGAGATTGATGGAATTACATTTATTCCTGTTGTAAAAAGTCCAAATAAGAATGAAAATCAAGTAATACATTATATGCGTAAAGATAATATGGAGTATGTAAAATGAATAAAGTAGAACAGTTTAAATTATATCAACGTAGAACATTTGAACCTAGTAGTAAAGATGATATGAAAATAGCTAGAAAATTCTTTCACGACAATAAATGGGAATACGGTTGTCCATTTTTCTTAGAATGGCCTTATCTTGACGTACCTTCAATGTTAAAGGATAAGATTACTGAATACGCATTGAAAGGTATAAAATGAATTGGTTAAAATATTCTGGTTGTAACATCACAATCAAATTAAATCCATTTCATTGGAGAATTGCTTGCCAATTATATCGTACCGCTGAGGTGTGGGAGCAAGACGCTTTTGTTTTAGAATTACTCCCTATAACCATTCGT